TTCTGATGGAGATAAAGGATGAAATATATGAGCGATACGCCCATGCGGTAAATCAAAAAGCACAAGCGGCAGTAGCGTCTTTAAAAACCGTGGCGCAAGATCGAGGAACTTTAAATGATGTTACAACTGAGATTAGGAGTTTCCACGCATGACACAAAATGCTTACCAGTTAATTTCCTTAGACGGTACTTTAGTTACATCATGGCCCACATCATTTGATGGAGGGTATTGGGTCGTTGATATTAATGATGTTGATGTACAGACAAATGGATCAATTATTGTTTTGCCTGATGCGTCTTTAGTGAATAACGGGCAAAGCATTATTTTTAATAATGTGTCGGCAATAGATTTTGAAGTCAATACGTATACTAACGTACCATTAGCTACTATCAAAGCTGGTGAAGTGCAGGAATTGTATTTATATAACAACACGACTAAGCAAGGAGCATGGCGTGTAGTGCCTTATGGCGGAGGCGCCAATAATATCAATAATGTAATTCTAGAAAGCACTAATAATTCTTTAGTCATTACTAATGGTAATATAACCCCTCCTGGAGGCACCGTCGATTTGCAATTAACTACCTCATTGGCTAATCTTAATACTATCAATACTCAAGGTATTCTGGTTATTAAGGGACAAAACCCATTGGAATGGCAGACATGTGAAATTTTAGGCGGAGATAACATTGTTGTGACTGATGGTGACGGCATATTAAATAACCCTATTATATCGCTCAACAATAGTTTGACTAATATTGCTAATGCGACGATTGGCTCAATAAACATTACTGGCACTATTATCGATAGCAATAATAATAATCTGACCATTGATACGGGAACTGGTAGTTTAATCATTAGTAATGATATGAGTGTTGGGGGAGATGCGACAGTAGCTGGCACATTAGTGGTCAGCGGTGCAACTACTTTTGATGCCAATGTCGTTATAAAAGATGCAATGATTGGTTTAATCGACGTTACCGGCTCTGTGATTGATAGTAATAATAATGATCTCACTATTGATACTGGGACTGCTAATTTAATCATCAGCAATGACGCGCTTATCCAGGGAGATGCAACAATAGCTGGTAAAATTACTGTTGATGGTGATGCTACTTTTGGCGGTAATGTCACGATTAATGGAACTTTTAATAATCAGTTTTTACCAAAAGTATTTTGTAGTTTTACTGATACTTTAACACCTCCTACTAATTCTATTGTGATTACTTCCAAAAGTGACAATGTCAGTAAAGTCACGGGCAGCAGTGGTATATATGATATATATTGGACTAATCCTTTTAGCAATATTAATTATACACCCACATTTGGATTAAACACGGATGGAGGCGCATTACCTTTTGTATCTAGCGTTTATTCTACAGTTCGTGATGTAGATCATATGACAATAGCCGTATTGGATGCAGCTGGCGAACCAGTAACAAGTGCGCCTTATGGTGTTAATGTAATTATTATGTCTGCATCATAATGCAAACTTTATATTTGACTTAATTGTCAGATATATTAAAATATACCTAATATAGAAATAATTTGTTAATATTATTTCCATCATAACTTTTAGTCGTGCAAGACTTAAAATTGTTCTCAGGCTTCTATGCCTGCGGTCACGTATCTCATCCTAAGATATCCCAAGGTCAGTTTCTCTTCCTTCAAAGATTCTAAAAATTTTGACTATTTAAATATTTATAATTAATAAGAGGTAATTTATGGCTTACGGTGTTAATGCACCTTTCGGGCTGAAACCCCTATATTCAATCAATGGGGGAAGTGGTGCAATCACAACCAATACTTACTATATTTATGCTTCAGCGGATGGCGTAACTACTTCCGCCATATCTTTGTTTACTGGCGATCCAATACAGTGGAATACCAATCAAAATCGACAAAATACCATTACTCTATACGATCCTTTATATTTTCCAGCTACTCCATCAGAGTTTAGCGCTGTTCCTGTTTTAGGGGTATTTCAAGGGTGTGAGTATCGTGCAACAAACGGTGCTTTAGTACAATCTCCTTATTGGCCTGGTGGTACCCAAGTATTACCTGGTTCAGTCATTAAGGCTTTTGTTGTTGATGATCCAAGTGTCGTATATGAGATACAAGTTTCCACTTTGGTAAACGCCGCAGCTAATGAATTTGTTGGTAAACCCGTTTTTCCTAATACTAATGCTACGTCTGGTAATTTAAAAGGTGGTTTTGGCAGCAATTTTGCCTTAATGATTGGTGGGGGAGCCAATTTTGATACAGTCGCTAATCCAAATGGCGGTACTTACAATAATAATCCTCAAAGTGGTAATACTCGTACTGGTCAATCCGCATATTATTTATGCGTTACTACTTCGCAAACATTAGCCGGTAACGGTAACGATTATAACAAGATTTTTAATACTGAAAGCGGCGGAACTAATGCTGGTTGTTTACCGTTAAAAGCAATTGGGTGGAGCGATAATGTGCAAAACATAGCTCAAGCTAACCCATTTGGCGCCGCAACTCTTGAAAACACTCCATTTTTAAACGTTAAGGTTCTGATTAACAACCATGCTTACGGTTGTAACAGCATCGGCATTTCATATGTATAGGAGATAAAATATGGCTATTAATACATCACAGATTGCTCAATTATTAAGACCAGGGTTAGATGCCGTTTTTGGCGACATGCCTACCTATCCAGAGCAATGGACGGAAATTTTTAAAACGCATAAATCAGAAATGAGTTATGAAATCGATGTCGAAATGAAGTTTTTAGGTGCCGCAGATATTAAAGCTGAAGGCGCTAACTATTCTTCTGATACCATGTCGCAAAAAATTGTAAATATTTTTAGGCACTCGACTGTCGGGTTGATGTTTGAAATTACAAAAGAAGCATTGGAAGATAATTTATATAAAACACAATTTCCTCAACAAGCGGCATCGTTAAAAAATGCTTTGAAAGTGGCGAAGAATATTCTAGGGGCTAGCATATTAAATAACGCATTTAATACATCTTTCTTATTGGGAGACGGTCAACCTTTATGCTCTAATGCTCATCCAATCGAAGGCGGCGTATACTCAAACTCATTGGCTGGTAATGCCAACGTAGATTTTAGTGAGGCTGGAGTTGAGGCGGCAATTATTGCAATACAAAAGTTCCCAATGCAAAGTGGAATTTTGGCGCAAGTAATGCCTAAAAAACTGATAGTGCCACGTGAATTACAGTTTGCGGCATCTAGGTTACTAAACAGTCAATTCCGTACTGATACGGCAAATAACGATATTAATGCTCTATATCACGGGGACTACATTCCACAAGGTTATAGGGTCAATCAATATTTAACCTCACCTAGTTCTTGGTTTATTTTGACTGATGCAGATAACGGTATGAAGCATTTTCAAAGGACTCCTGTTGCTACCGATGTTTACGTGAACTTTATGAATGACAACTTGCAATGTAAAGCGAGTGAACGTTATTCATTTGGTTGCGCTAACCCAAGAGCAATTTTCGGTTCACCTGGCGTTTAATAAAAAGGCTGCTTAAAGCAGCCTTTTCCTTCATTGGAGCAAATTATGATAAGTGGTAGATATTTAAAATATACTTGGGATCAAATTGATTCATTTGCGTTATGTGTCACCCAAGCTGTCGCAAATAATGGTCATTTGGTATTTAACGGTAGATTAGCTTATACAGGAGTTAATCAAATTAATTTGGTAGATTATGTGGGATATAGCCGCAATTTAACTTTTTCTTCTCCTGATAATTTGAGTGCTATACAACTGCATATTACTGGTACTCAAAATGGTGCTACTATTCAGGAAACAATAGCTGGACCTAATGCAAACACAGTTGATACGACCAATTTTTTTGACACTATCAACTCCATTACTATCAGTGGTGGTAATGTGGCGCGGATATCGGTTGGGACGGGGGATAAAGGCGCATTTAAATTAATAGGTAGTAATAGTAATGCATTAGCTAATATCAGCATATTATACCAAATCCCCAACGCACAGGCTCGATACCATATTTATTATACCACCACAGATATCGCGGGGAACGGTAAGTTATACAATGATTTAATCGCTTTGAACTACTTAAAAAGTTTTTCAGGCGCTGAAGTAGACGCCAATTATTATACGCTTAATGAGCCGTATCTTTATTTATATTGCTCTATCAATTCTGAGGTTACTGCGCAGGATCCGATAATTGATTTAATCTATTATGAACCAAAATAAGGCGGCAATATGTCACGAAGCAAAAAAAATGAAATGCATGATGAGCACTGGATCGAAAAAGCTATACAGCATCCAGGTGCTTTACGCAGGAAACTGGATGTTAAAGAAGGGCATAAAATACCAGAGTCCAAATTAACAAAAGCTATGCATTCAGCAAATCCAACAGTCAAAAAAGAAGCATTATTAGCTAATACATTACGTAAAATGCATAATAGGTAATCGCGACTATGTCTAAGACATCAGGAACATACGGATTTTTATCTATTGAGATTGAGCTTATAATTCGCGAAGCGTATGAACGTATCGGCATTATGGGAGAAATGGTTGAAACGCAAAAGCTTGAATCAGCAAGACGCGCTATTGACTTATTGATGCTTGAATGGATGAATAAGACGGTCAATTTATGGACGTTAAAAAGTCGTTTGTTAGGATTAACAGCTTCGCAAGGGGTATATGGGGAAGGTGCAGAAACATTTTATGAAGATATTATTCAGGTCAATTTACGCACCTCAACTCGGCAATTAAATGGTACAGCTGCAAGCAGTAGTGGTATAGCTGCAAATGCTTTTGATGGTAATCCTAATACAGCATGTACACAAAATGCTCCAAACGGCAATATCTCATATGATTATGGCGCGGGTAACACTCAACAATTAACCTTTATTGGAGTCGCGTCAGCAATAAATGCAAACTATACGTTAGTTATTGAATATTCAAATGATGGAATGAATTGGCAGCACTTAGACTGGAGCAGCACATTGTTTTACGACCCCATAGATAATATATCCTTTCCATATCGTCAAATTATTTGGGGTACTATAAACAAACCTGTGACTGCTCAATATTATCGTATCCGCGAAACTGGTGGAGCTACATTAAATATACAGGAAATATATTTTAATAATAATATCTTTGATTACGTACTCTCTAAAGTCAGTAGAGATGAATATTACAGTTACCCCAATAAAACCCTAGAAGGGCGTCCTACGGTATATTATTTCGATCGTCAAATCGAGCCTGTATTATATTTATGGCCCGTACCGAACGCGCAGTATAATTGCTTGCAATATACCTGCAAACAAATGATGCAAGAAACAGGTATATTATATTCCGATACTATCGACATGCCTGCGCGCTTTTATCCTGCTTTAATTGCGGGGGTAACATACAATTTGGCTTTAAAATTCCAACCCGAAAGAGCTCAGCTTTTTAAATCAATATATGAAGAAGCGTTCGCGCTTGCTGCCACGGAGGATACCGAAGGCGTAACAATGACAATATACGGTGATACAACTTATTATTATGGTATGTAATGGGATGGTCTACGCGCTGGAAAAGCAAAAATTTAATCATTGATCCTGAAAACCCTAACGGCAGCGGTGTGTGTGACCGCAGTGGATTTGTATTTAATCGTAAAGATTTAATAGAGCAAAAAGAATGGCGTGGTAATCGATTAGTAGGCACTAATATGTTTGTAGGTCCTCAATATCTAGATAAACCACAACAACAAAGTAGACCGCCAGCTGTAAAAGATGACCCACGCCCCTTAAAAAAACCTAGACCTGATCAGCCGTCACAACCTGTGCCGCCATATAATCAGCTAGTACAAAAATTAAATCAAAGTCGGTGGGGAGTGTAAAATGGATCACAATGTATTGTGGACTTTTATGTCGCCACAAACAGGACGTATCTTATGTGATACTGATCATGTATTAGTCGGGGATGCTAATGGTGTAGCAATTCCGTCTTTATATATTCCAGGTGGTGCTTTACCTGATTTAGAATATCAGTATATATGGATAGGGGATGCAAGTAATCGCCCTCAACCGCAAAAAACTATAACTATAGATAACTTGCCTGATTTACATGCTACCGTAGCAGGAGTTCCTCCACGAGTACGAGGGCATGTATGGGTAGGTGGTAATGGACCTTTATTAAATCGCCCCGAAGAATCTGATGTTAACAACTTGAAGATTTCTTTAGATCCAGATACCGACATTACGTTGCAAGCATTAGGTTTAGCTGCTTTTGGAATAGATGGTAGTGTATTACCATCAAAACCATATGGTAACATATATGTTTCAGAAAATGCAACAGTTACACCTATATTATTAGCCGATGTGTTTTACAAAGTGCAATGTATTAGTTTGGACGCAAGTAATGCATTATTTAGATTTTTAAACTCGGGCGATGGACGATTAACGTACTTTCCCCCTCTAACTGAACCTATAGCGCTTACTTCTACGATAGATACAATCGTTACCGTAAATATTTCTGCGGTATTTTCAGGTGGAGCTGGAGCGCAAACGGTTATCGGAGTAAGTATATTTAAAAATGGCACTGAACAAATATCCCCTACAATGTATCAAGGCGTTGACACTACAAGCGCATATTCAGTAGCGAATATTAGCTTAACTACTTATGTACGTTTAGAATCTACGCCTCCTGTTATAACTAATTGTGATTATTTAGAGGTGTTTGTAACGTGCGCTGAAACCGGGAATATGACAGTTCAAAACATGAGTTTTACTGTAGAGGCTTTAGGTGGCATATAACGACAGAGATTACTAATCTGATATTAGAAAATCTATATTATCGAAGGCAATTTCGAAAAAATCTGAGCCCCCAAGCCCGATAACACACGCAATATTATTTGTTCCGAGTTGTCTTTTTCTGTTGCGACCACGTAAAAAAATCATTAAAATCTCAATTTCTTATTAATAATGAGGTAGTGAATGCAAACTGAAACAAAAGCTAAGCCCCTAAGCGCCGTAATGGGAGTTTTAATACATGGTCAAACTTTAAAACAATCTCTTAACCAACTTTTTAACCGTGGGGTTTATCCGCCTGAAGAGGCTGCCGCTTTTGATTTGCAATATATTAAGCAGCAAGCCATAAATGATGTGGGAGAAATTACCATCGCATTAGAAAGTATAAAAAAAGAATTAGAACAATTATAGATAATGGGCATCTTTACAGAATATCTTACTGTTAATTTTGTCGATATTGCTCCGATCCGTGCTACGCCTTTAACCTTATTACCTGCAAATGTAACCAACCCCATTATTGTCAATGCTATTATTGTGACAAATACCGGGGTAAAGCAACCAATTCGGGTGACTATAGAGGGATGGTATTTAAATACTATAACTAATGTTCCTGTCTCAACAGGTTATATTGCTTATGAGTTACTTATTCCGTCCCTCAATAGCGAAACTGAAAGCCATCTACGTACTTGTAATATTTTACAACGCATTGGTGTCGATAATTTACATTTGGCACCTTCATATTTTTTATCATGTTTTGTGCAAGGACCAACGCAAAAATGTGATTTGCGTATGGAATACACAATATTAAAAAATATATAATCACTAAATCTTTTTTTTAAATTCTTGTCATAATTCTGCTATATTTAATATAGTTTTTGGTGGAACTATACATCGCTGCAGGGTTAATTCTTATCCGTAAAAGAATCTATTTTTTTTAATTTAAATGGATTCTGATTTTATGCCTAAACCTCCTATCACCAGATTCACAAACTTAGATATTCTGAATAATGGTTCTCATAATAATATCCTTGGTGTACCTACCGTCACTATAGCGCAAAGAGACAAATTAAATAGCGCAATACTCAAAAATGGAATTTTGCTATATGTAGAAGGCGTCGGGTTACAAATAAGAAGCGATAACACTTGGAAAACATTAAATACCGGTGGTGGTGGCGGGGGTGGTAATGTTATTGGGCCTGATGATTCTCTAATAGGAGATATAGCTGTCTTTACCAGCCTAGACGGCACGCAAATCGGTGATAGTGGAGTTTCTATTAACCAAGTACCCGCTTTATTCGAAAGTGCTCAAAAGAGCTTAAAAGCGACCACCGTCAATGAAGTTGGTCAATTAGGGCATATTCGCTTTATTAATGATCTAGGAATTATTTTTGTTGACGGATTGATGCCAGTTGAATTTATCACTAATAATTACGGAATAGATGAGCAAGTATGCTCATTGTTTACCGGTGGGCTGCCGAGCTCTTCTAGTAGTCCTTCTGCTTTAGTTGAGTTACAAAGTACTACCGGGGCTTTATTAGTATCACGGATGAGTGACGCTAATATCTCAGCTTTAACGTCTCCGCAGAGCGGTATGGTTGTATACGACACTACCCTT